GCTTGTATTGCTGCAGCTTGTTGAGCCATTGCTCTTTGATTAGCTGCTTCTTGTTGACCTATACTAGCCGCAGAACGTTGTGCAGCTATTTGTCCTTGTTGAGCTAATGACTGGGCTAGTGCTGCTATACCACTACCACCAGCTGCACCTCTAAGTCCTTGCATTATATTAGCTTGACTTTGTTGAAACGATTGTCTTTCAAAGTCTGCTTGTTTTTGGTTGATTGTTAAATCTTCCATTGTATTTTCCATGTTTAAATATGGATTACTAGTATCAAGACTTTCGTATTGAGCTTTTAGTGAGTTCATTTTTTCTCTAGCTTCATCTGCTTTCTTTTTAGCAGCTTCTTCCTCTTTTTTAGCTTGAACTGCCCCGAATATACTCGAGCCAACCTGCATGCCTATACCTATTATTGTAAATGGATCCATATTATTTTCTATTTATTACTATATTATAGTTACATTTATTGCTATTTATTTACTACTTTCACTGTATTCACAGGCTACAGAAAATAACTCAGCATCAAGACTTTGTATTATCTGAAACTCTGCTTCTCCATAATAACCCAATATAGATGATTTGTTAGCTATATTATTTTTTTGAAAAAGTAAATAATGATCAGTGGTTGTTTGTTCTAAATTATCAGGAACGTCAATGGTTAAAACAGTTGTATTAGTAGTAGTTCCATCTGTAGTTATTGTTCCGTCTTGTATATTTTCTATTTCACCCATTGTTATTAAAGCACCTGTGTTTGTATCGAATGCACCTTGTTGTTGTGTGTTGGTTCTGTAAACTTTATCTCCAATTTGTAAAGAAGAATAATCTTGTCTAGGTAAATGTACTGTTTGTGTTGCCATATTAAGATGTTGTTACGTGGTCGTCTAAGTTTAAATTCATTGTTACACTAGCGTTTCCAAAGCTAATTATTATAAATTTAAAAGTTATATTTAAATTATTATTTCCATTACTTCTTGTTGCTGCTATTCTAGTCATTTCTACTTTGTTATTTCCATTAGAATCACCAGCTGCAGAGTTTGTCCACGAAGACGCTGAATTATCTGTACTTGACCAATTTATTGTAGATGGAGCATTAAATGTATGACCGCCATTAGTTGTTAAAGGTATATCTATAGAGTTGTAACTTAACACACTTTTATTATGTTTCAACTCTGCTGCTCTAGTGTTAGGTCTTCCAGTGAACTGCATTGTAGGAACAGCTGTTGTAGTTATTCTAGCGTTACCAGTAGAAACAGTAAGCGTTATTGTTGGATTAGCTAATTGAGTTATAGTATATTCTGTAGTCACACCAGACGCGATAGACGTTCCATCTTTAGGAATTATAGAAACACTATAAGTACCTGTTCCAGATGGAAACGTTTGATTATAATAACAATATCCTAAGCCAAAAGATTTTGGACCGCGTATTTTCTTGGTAAAAGCATCGATAGTACCAAATGACGAAGTTAATATACTATCATTTTTTCTACTTAATATAGAAGAGCTATCACTATCTTTTATAGCAATAATACTAAACTCAGCATCATTTGTACCTTGCACCTTTATTGTTTTATCACCACCTAAACTAGATAATTGAGTTGAATTTATTCTAACACTTGTTATTAATTTACTTGTTGAACTGATAGGTGTAGCAGTATATTTTAAGTCTATATCAGAAGTGTTAATATCTACGTTTGCTTTAGCTAATACGTCAAAGTTGTATGCTGTTTTTTCTCCATTTGAATTTACTGTTGTACTAGTAGTTTTTATTACTATGTTTTTATAATCATTATTATCATCATAAAATAAATATGGTTTAGATCTAAAATAATAATTAGTACTAGCTGTAATGGTTAACGTCCCTATTTTTGTTAATATATTATTAGTTAATGTAGCAGAAATAGAAGTTGTTGTTATATTATTAACAGGTGAAGAAGTTGTAAAAGTGTAACCACTGTTTGCTGTAAAAACAATCGAGCCAAAGGTATTTTTATTTGTATCGTTTTTTATACTAGATTTAAATGAAAATGTTTTAGTTTTTTCTGTAAATACTTTTGCGTCACCAACTATATCAAGAGTTATATCAGTATTTTCGCTAGCAACAAAACTAGAGGCAAATGTAGCTAATCCAGTAACAGTATTACCAATAGCGCCAGCTGTAGTTGTATCTGTAAAAACAACAGAAGCAATACTACTTGGTAAACTTGAAACAGAAAAATCAGACGCAGACACAACATAACCATCGTTTGGAGTTATAGTAATACTTCCAGACGTAACCATATTATTAAAAAATATAGAGTCATTTTTATTTTCTGTCGTACTAAAGCCTGTTAATGTATAATTAGCCATCTGTATCTTCTGTGTTTATAGTTATATCTACTTGATTTTGAGTGTCATCAGTGTTAGCCAAAGGTTTACCTAATCCTTGTACAGCAAACTTACCTAAGTCACCGGAGTCTTCTGTTGTGGTTGTTGTGTATAAAATAGGAAATTCAGCGTAACTTTTAATATAATTAAACCACTTGCCTTCTTTTTTAATAAACTCATTAACTTCACCAAGCTCAATATCAGTTTTAAAAGTAGTAACACGCCATCCACTCGTGGCAGATATATTATAGTACTCTGATGTGTCGTCAGTGTTTTGTGTTACATTTCCTTGAGATCCTTCGTAATTAATTGCTTTAAAAGATTTAATAACACTTGGTAAATCATTGAATAAAATTTTTATTTTTGAAGGAGCATATACTGCACCAACATCATAAAAAACATTATGAGAATCACTAGCGTAATGCTCATAGATACTATGTGTAACATTAGAAACCTGCTCATTAGAAGAACCAGTCGAACTTGACCACCACCTGTAACCTGATGGTGCAGTTAAATATTTACCACTAATAGAAACACCTGTTGATGGAACAAAGCTTTTAAAACTAACCCAACCCTTACTACCTTCGTTAAATGAAACAGTAACGTAGGGACTATCATAACTAGCATTAGCGTCTTTTCTTAATAAAGATAAATTATACTCGCCATTAACAGTATCAAAAGTACCTACTAGATTATCACACGTTTTTAAGTTATTTCTAAAATACGTTTTCATACCCACGTTTGATATAGGTGTTAGTCCGTCCATTGATAATCTTAGAACAGCGCCTCTTTGCATGTCAGTAAAATACATTCTATATTGATCACTAGCTAATGACTCTGGGTTTTTAGATATACCGTAGTCACCAGCAAAGGGCGTTGCATCTCCTAAAACTCTATTTGTTGCAACAAGTTGCGGATTACCATCTGCATTAAATACAGCATCTTTATTGGCTAGAACTTTTAATATTTTATCTTCTGTAAATGTTACTATATTGTTCTCTCTAGTTTTCATGGCTTGTATAGAACCGTAGGCTGGATTTAAATTTTTAGTAATTTTCTCAGCCATGTTAAATTCATTTAAGTCATTAACACTAGATGTTGAATTGTAAAGACCAGAGTGTATTATACCACTACCTATTCTTTCTTCACCATACTCTAAAAACGTAGAAGATACTCTACATCCATTATCTATTTGTGGAGCATTAAAATCATCTCGTATTCTATCTGACTCAACACCGTTACCAAATGAATAACAATTAAACCAAGGTAACTTAACTGGATATTTCCAAACATCATCATCTATTTTAAATATACCAGTAACATCAACGTATTCCACTTCTAAAACAGTATCATTATTGAAACCACCAATAATAGGATTATTAAGTGCTACAAGTAAAAATGTGCCATTTGCTGAATTAAAATTTCCAATTTGTATAAGCTGAGTTCCAACAACAAATGTTCCAGGTATAATCATGTCTTCAAAAGCTGGAGAAGGAATAACATTCATACCTGGTCTTATAGGATAATTTTCTAAATTATTAGGCTGATAATCTCCAGGCATTAATGTAGCTTGACCATTTATAGTTGATAAATTAACAGTTGTAAGAGAATTAAGACCAGTACCATATATAAGTATCGCGTTACCGTTATTATTTTCTGATGAAGGATTAATAGCTGACGTATCAGCTATATTAAAACTTTGAAGCGTTGTATCACCATCAATAAGACTATTGTTGTTTGGCGGTAAACTAACAGGACCATATCTATCTGATAACTGTAAAGATTCTCCATTTTCTGAATCAAAATCATACACTATTTTATAGTGATCTAGTATTTTACTTTTAGTTTCAAAACCATTTGATCTTCTAAAACATATAGTGTCTCCAGTTGAAATTAAATTTAAACCATCAGTTGTGTTAGGTGATATAACACTAGAGCTCATACTATTGTTATTTTGATTAATAGAGAAGTTACTATGAACAATAACGCCATCATCTCCAATTGTTCTAAAAGCAAAAGCATCTCCATCGAGATTAATATACTGCATGACTTGATTTAACATCCTAGGTTTTATATAAACTTGACTTGCAAAATTACGATTTGCATTAGAACCCACAAACTCCATTATGTTTAACATATTTAATTTCATAGGTATAGCAGAACTAGCCTCATAGTATATATCTAAATCCGCGCTTTCTTTTGGTTCAGTTTCCCAACATGAAGACTCTGTTACAACATCATCTTGACTTAGCTCGCCCTCTGATGATCTTTGTACTATTTGAATTTGAAAAGAACCAAGGCCATCATGTGTTACTTCTCCTCTAGGATCAAATCTTTCAACATCTATTCCTGAACCCTCAACAACTTGACCAAGACTATCTACTCTAGCAAATCTAACAATTATACTAGTTCTAAAACCAGCAATATTATCATATTGATTCGCACTGTCACCAGAGTTTTGAAATTTAGATGTCTTATAATAATTCCATTGAAGCATTGATCCGTTAAGACCATTGGCTTCAGTACCTATGTTTATTGGACCTTTATGTCTATGATTACCCTCTGATGTGTAAGATTCCATTGCAGCTTCATCATCATAAAGTGATGCTGAAGCGGTTTCAAGATAAGTTGTTAGGTCCTGAGAATTACTAAGAATTCTATAAACAATTTGATCTGGATCTGCTGCAAATCTAAACAAAGTGCCTGGTTGTTGTATTTTAGATTTAAATACAATATCAGAACCAGGTCCAAATTGATTTGTTTGGTTGTTAGTTATTGGTTGATCAGATACTGATGAAAAAGTCATTTGACCAAAAAGTCCATCATTTGCATACCCTTGAGATAATCCAGCTGGTTGGTAGTTTGGGTTAATATGAGATATGCCAGGTCCACCATCACTTAAAAATTGAGAGTTCCACTCCATGTAGTCGTTAGGTCCCCAAATTTGTTCTCCAAATTTATAACTTATTGGAGTATAACCTCCACCATACCCAGGCATTAAGTTACCGTTGTAATAACCTGATGCCCCATCAAAACCGTAGTTACCACTACTTTGGTTTTCACTACCATTATTAACCCAAAGGCTCAATGCTCCAATCATGTCTTCGTGGCCAGCAGCCGCTGGTGCATTATCTAAAAATATATTAGTTGATTTATTTTCATTCCAGTCTTGCCAAAAAGCTTCAGTTTTTTCATAGTCACCAGGTCCAAAAGCAGGAACACTACCTTGATCTGCTGCAACAACCTCAATACCAGGGTAATTTTCTACGTAAGGGTATATATTGTTGCTACTCACGTCTAAATCTACAACTTCATTTGTGCCAGCAGTTGCAACATTATTTAAATTCAAATTATCACTAGGTGACACCATTGCTTCAACAGCACTTCCAGAAAAAGCATTATCTGTTGGCCATGTAAAATCTTTTTGTGACCCACTTACCGCTGGATTTGTATTTGAATTTGATATGTAAGCTATATCAAAAGTATCTACTATAGTATAATCTAATGGACCTTCATTTAAAACTCTATCTCTTAGTGTTTGATCTTTTTGAATTTTAACAAAAAATCTACCGTCAAACTCAGGAAGATTATTTGTTTGCTCGTCCATGTATTCTAAATAATAGTAAATGTAATCATCATTTGCAGTACCTGCCTCATCGTTATCATCAACGTTTGTTACATTTATTTCAGCTTCTAATCCAGCATCTGCTAACACGCTAGATAACTTGAGAAACATATTTACCTCTTCATTTGTAAATTTTTCAGATATTACACATCCATCATCTTTAATCTGTGTAACAGATTTATAAGGACTAAATGCTTCAAAAGGCTCATCACTGCCATCTGGTGTGTAAACACCTACTATTCTAACTTTTTTTCTACCTTTAAAATCACCTCTAGCAATGTTATGAGTCTCTGTGGTTGCTATAGTAGAATTATTTATCAGCTTATCAGGAACACCTGTAATTTCATCAGTAGTATTAGCTGTATATATATTATTTCTATTTATTTCTATTCTATCAAACTTTCTTCTTTCTAGTTTTATAAAATCAGGAGCTTCATTTTCTATTGCTAGTATTTTATATCTAGCTTTATCAAGAACAGCAGCTTGACTACCATGTTCGTTTTTTAGTATTAAATAGGTTTCTTCATCAACTTTATTTCTATCTACAGAAGGAAAAGCTAACCATATATTACCATCACCAGCATTGTACCATCTATCTAAAATTAAATTGTAGTATTCACTAGATGTTTCTTTTACATAATACTTAACATAATCCATCCAAGGTAAAGGCTGTGAGTTCCAGTTTTGCTGTAATTCAAATTTATTAGAAAACGCAGATAGTTGTTTAGCTGTAGACGCCGTACCTGTTATTGTTTCACCAGAAGATGTTTTATAACTACTAGCTAGTACAGGTGTTTCTCTACCATACTTATCACCAAACACCATACCCCACTTATAAGATCTCATAGATTTAACAGATTTTTGCGGGTTTGGAAAATCCACTGGGTCAGATATAATTGTTTGTTTTAAACCAACAACAGTATCAATATCATAACCTTGAACGTAGTTGGCGTATACTACTCTACTTGCTGTAACTTCTTGAGCTAACGCAAATCTTGGAACGTTATCCCAGGTTCTTAATAGTTGATTTGCTGGTAGAGTTCTATTAATCATTTCAGAAGTTATGCTTAAAGAACCTGTAGATTCAATAGAGTTGTTGTCTACAAAATCTTCCCACTCGTCATCTAATTCTCTAGTTATAGTTTTAACAACATAAACATTTTGATCGTCTGTTGTTTTCCATAGTATATCTATAGACCTAACGTCATCTGGCCTATAAGAGTTATTAGGTATAAAATCTCTAACCTTAAGTCTTCTAACACTATTACCCATACCTTCATTATGACCAGTACTCGGCGTGTATGAAAAACTATCTGGTAAAAAAGCTAATTCTGACCAAGGTGAAAATGCTGAATATTCGTTGTCTTCGTATTTGTATCTATATGCAAATCTTCCAAATTTAGTTTCAAATAACGCTGCTGGTTGCTGTATTGTTACAGTCCATTGATCCGGATTAAGCTGCTCTAACATTGGATCAATAACAGTACACTTTATTCTATGCCACTTAAACTGATTAGATACCGCGTCTGCAATATCTGTTTCTTCAACAGTAGCTTGCACAATTACTGGATTTGAAAACCCAAATTGAATACTTTCAAATATTAATATATCGTTTAACCTAACATCTACCTGTGATGGAAATTTAACAACTCTTTCAGAGCCTACACTTGCCACAACATCATCAGAAGGTATTTGAAATATATTTTCTTCGGCTATTGACTCATAACCACTTTCGTTAAAATCAACATATGTTTCAGTATAGTTTATAAAACCACCAAGTTGATAATCTTCACCATTAGTATCTGTTATGATTTCAGGGTATTGTATATCAAACTCTATAGGACCTTCTCTATCTGATGGACTCATTTCTAACGTTGGTGGTGATGTTGGTTTCTTTCTTATAACCGTAACGTGTTCTTTTTCTACATCACCATGAGCATCAACAGATGAACTTAAAGAGGTATCATTATAGTTTTCAACTTCTGTTACGTTAACTAATTCACCTTGCGCGTTTTTAACAAAAAGTTTAGTATGCTTAGGATCTGTTAGGTAATTATCTTGAATACTACCTAATTTAGATCTTGTTATATTTATTTTTTTAGGTTCACTTTTATTATCTGTGTAAAATAATAAATCATCAATAACATTAACAGAAGAACTTATTAAACTATCATAGTCAAACTCTAAAACTCTTTCTTTGTGAATTAGTTTTACAACTATATTTTGAGTTTCAGTTTCATTAAAGTCACTAGTACTAAAATCAATAGATTGTCCAAACTCAAGTAAAACTTGGTTTCCATTAATATTTATAATTTCAACACCAGCAGTTCCATTGCTATCGAATAAATAATTGGTTGTAGCTCCACCACCTGAAGGAGTTCTTTGAATAAAAAGCCTCATACCAATTCTAGCAATAGGTGCGTTGAATGTTATTGAGTTGAAAGGTGTCGTAGAACCATTTAAAGCGTTAAAGTTTTCTTGTGTGATATAGTTTATAATTTGGCCAGTTCTACCAAAATAATCTACAAAAACAACTTCTGAATCAGTGCCATCAGCATTAACTTGGATTATGCTGTCAACCCACCTTACATCTGAATCTTCAACCGGAGAAGTTAGATCAGCTATCGTGCTAGGTTCAATATTTTCTAGAGCACCTTTTTTAGCTCCAGCTTGCTGTGGAGGTAAAGGTGCTGCAGCAAAAAAATAAGCACAGTCATTTTTTTCATCAGCTACACTAGCTATGATTTTAGTTTGATTACCATTATAACCTACAGTTTTATATGCTTCAGCTATTTTTGTGTTACCTTTTATATTCTGTACTGAACCAGCGTCACCAACACCATCGCTATCGCCATCAGTGGTTCTAACTTGTATGTTTAATGCATCTCTATATTCACCGTTACGAACTAATCTTTCATCAAGATCTTTGTTCATTTTACCGGCTGTAAAGTTGTGTTTAATTTCCGGCATAATTACTTAATTTGTTTACCCATACCTTTTAGTACTTGTGTAAATTCTTCTATCTTAATATTTGATAATCTTATTTTTGCTTTTCTAGTTTCAGCAAATCTTTCTTTTTTATATCTTTGAACTATATACTCTGGTATATTAGATCTAGTAGATAACACTCCGTATGCTATGTGCTTATATATAGCTTCTTCACAAAATTTATGAACAACCATTTCAGCGTCTGTACCTAAGCCATCACTAACATAGTGGAGCGTTACTGTTTCACCAGCTAATGCAGCGCCAAACTTTATTAAACCTCTTAATTGGTCTATAAAAAAACTACCATTAATTTGAGAGTATTGTGGGTCTAATCCATATCTCCTACCTTCTGTAGATATTTCTATGTCAGAAGAGTAGTTAACATCGTATAATTGATAATTAACAGGCGTTACATCTTCAAAGTTTTCAGATGTGTTACTGGGAGTTTGCTCTGTTAAAGCACTATCTGTAAATTGATAAACACCATTTGCGTCTTGTGTTATAGCAAATGGATCTGATGTTTTTCTAGCTGGATATAATACTCTTTCTAAACCATCACTACCAACTCTAACTAATTTTATATAGTTAACGTAGTCTTGAGGTAGCACCATAGATAAAGTATTTGGTACTTCTATTTCCTGTGATTTAAAAGATTTTAATACGTCATATGACAACTCTTGTATTGCGCGCATAGCATGAAACTGCACGTCTGTTCTACTAACTTTACTTATTATTTTACTTTCACCTACATATATATACATAAAAGCGTGTATAATATTTTCTAATGTTACAAACTGATAATCACCATAGTTAGCGGCATTACCAGATCCATAATAAGTTTCTTGAGTTGTTCCATCTAGTAATCCCATAATTAACTATTTTGTTGTTGTTTTTCTAATTGAATACTTGTTGCGCCAGCTTGATAGATATCCTGTTGTTTTAAGGTTACTCCAGCTGACATTAGTATTCTTGAAACTAAGTTTTCTTCTTCACTCATATGTAACTCAAAATGAGCTAAGTCACCAGCAGTAGCGTTATAAAGAGCCTTATTACTAACAACAACATATGTCCAGTTTGGAATAATTGGTCTTTTATAGAAACTTACTACAAAAGACTCAGAGTCGTTAGAACCACTACTATTTGTATCAACATTGACAGTTGACGAAGTTACAGCTGGAATTATATTTAAATTAGTTCCACTATTCATATCTTGTCTAACATAAACAGATCTAGTTAATGTTGCTTTAGTGAGTGGATTACCTTCGGTGTGATGTATTTGGCTTTTGTTTATCGGTACAACAACAGTTCCATTACCTCTTGTTATTCTCGTTAACTTATGTATAGTGTAATTTAAACTTGATAAATCTAAAGGAGTTGAAGCCGATGGAGTTAGTGTTGTGTTACTACTTGGCGCGACGTTTATTGTAGAGTCAACAAGAAAAGGTTGTAGTTTTTCTTCTATCATTTCTATTTCATCTGCATAAAGCATTTGATTTTTAGGTTTCTGTTCAGCCATTTTAATATTATGAAAATAATTATTATATATTTCCATTTGAGCTTTATGTGCAAACAAATTAAATTCTTGAGGAGTTATATAACCCCTTTGTTCTTTATTAGCTATAGCTAAAACTTTTTGATATACAGTATTTATACTAACCATTTTATTTTTCTTATAAATATATTTTACTATATTATAGTTACATAATAAAGTGGAAGGTTAGCCCCTAAATAAAAATAGCCACCCGTAATGAGTGGCTATTAATACTAGTTAAAAGATATTAGTTTAATCTTTTTTCTATATTTGTATATATTTCCATACCTTCATCTGTTTTAAACCAAGCAGCTAACGCTGAGTATGGATGTTCATCAAATGGAATTGTCATTAACTTTCTATCATTAGAACCCCACATAAAGTGTCTTTGATCTTGAGATAGCTTTAATATACCCATTTCAGTAGCTCTAATACCGAAGTTTCTTAACTGTATGTTATCATCAGAAACTAAATCTAAGAACAACTTTGGATCTTTCTTAGCAAATAATAGTAAATCTCTTCTAAGCTCTTTAGAACTCATGTTAGATACATCAGATCCTTTCTCTACTCTCATTATAGCTTCAGCCATATCTATATCCATGTCTTTAGCAATACCTAAAGCTTCAACTTCAAACTCTAACCAGTCTAACTGTGATTCAGCTATAGCTTGAGGCTTATGCTCATAGTATATTGTATCTTTGTGCGGGTGGTATAGTGATAGTAGTTTTTGTAATGTTTGTTTTTCTCTAGTAACATGAAGCGCACCATTTCTAAAAACTATATGAGACAACCTTTGGTCGCCTTTCATTTCATCCACAAAAACTGTTCTTTGGTTTTCACAATACTTGAGTTCTCTTTCGTAACCAACTTCTTCGTCAAAATAATAAACATTTGAAGATTTTATAGATCTAGATAAAGGTTTCATTCTACCTTTTAAATAATAAACTTTATCTTCTACAACCCAGTTGTTTTTTGGTTTAGCTTTTACTTTAGGAGCTTCAACCTTAGGTTGCTCTTCCACAACCAGTGTTTCTTCAACTATAGGTTCTTCTATAGTTTGTTTCTTTTTCTTTGCCATAATATAATATATAATATAATTAATAAAAATATAAGGGCGATACTAGACCGCCCTTATAAATAAATAGTCTTACTTCATTAACATAAAGTTGTTTGCACCTTGAGTAACTAAACATCTTTCAGTTAAGAAGTGTAACTGCATTGCATCTAATGCCGATGTAGCAGCTCCAACAGAACCAGTTGTCCAAGTTTTCATTCTTCGATCATCTGTTGCAGAAGCTCTATATCTAACATGTAAAAATGGTCTCTTCATGTTTTTGCCCATTTGTTGGTCATAAACAGTTGAAACACCCGCAGGTATCATAACACCTCTAATAGCAGCGCTAGTAGCAGCATCATTAATACCACCTCTTGTAGCTTTATCATTTAAGTATCTAAAGTCAGATTTGTAGAAGTCATAAGAACCTCTTCTAAATCCTGAGAAACCTAAGTTTAATGCCATATCTTCGTCGTTGTCGAATACTCCGTAAGAAGTACCTCCGGCTCCGTAAGAATTCATAGAAGCAAGCATGTCGTCCATAGCTAAACTAGTTGAACGATTAACAAACATCATGTATTCTTCAATAGCACCTTGCTTATCAAACTCAGCTAAGATAGCATCAAATTCAGCTAAATCAGTAGCAGCGTTAACACCTGTAACACCAGATGTAACATTACCTCTTTGTTCAATAGAGTAGAATAAACCTTCAGTACCAGCATCAGCTTCAGTTGAAAAACCTAAATCTGCATCTACATTTGTAGAGTTAGATCCTGGAATTGATTCAAGCATTGACATTTCTAAGTAATCAGTGAAACGAGATCTTGTGTCAGCTTCAGCTTTTAAATACCATAAGTAACCACCTTGTCCTTGCTCAGTTGAAACTTCTACCCAACCAATTCTAGAAGCGTCTGATCCAGATACTTCGTAGTAATCTTTCATGATAATTGGTTTATTTGTAAAAGTTTTAAATGTAGGTTCATTAGCAGTTCTTTTAGCTACTCCGTTATAGTCATCACCTTTCTTAAATTCAGAACCGATAACTAATAATGTTGCAGCACTCGCTGTTTCAGAGTGACCAGTTAATACATCTTCATCATAAGCGTGCAAACCAATGTGACCACCTGTTGCGTTAACAACACGTACTCTACATCTTGAAACTTTACCAGCAGATGCTAATAAAACTATGTCACCAACTCTGACGCCGTGATCAGCAAGAGCAAAACCATCACCAGCGATGTTTCCGTCAATATCAGAAACAACAGTGAATTGACCTTTACTAGATGAACCACCAGCACCATCACCATCTAAATCGACAGTACCAATTAATGAAATGTGTAATCTACTTTGTTCAGACCATACGACTCTATCAGATGTCATAGCCTCTTCCGCTCCAACTTGAGATAAAAAACCTGAAATAGTTCGTGGACCGAACACTTCAGCTTCTTTTTCCATTAAGTCAGGCAGGTATTGTTGAGCCCAGCCTTCTGTTGCTGAACTCGTAAAATCGACGTAATTTGTAGATAATGCTTGCTTCTGTGAAGAAGGAACACTATTCAAACTACCTCCTGGAGTAATTGCCATAATATATTTTTTTTTAAATTGTTAATTAATTTTTCTTTCTAATTTTAAAAGATCTATTTTTAATTTCAGAAGAAGATTCACCTAACACCTTATACTTAACACCCCCAACATTAGTTTCGCCATGAGTTTTTCTAGGTTCTAGGTTAATGTTTTTATCTCTAGCAACTTGACCTTTGATTGCATCTGCTCTACCTTGCTCATAAAAGTGCTTGGCAATAGCGTCTGCATTCATAGCTGTATATAAAGATTTATGATAACCTTCAGTATCTTCAATAGTTGATTTATCTTCACCAACAAACTTGTCGAGGAAATTATTGATATTACTTTGAGTTGTCTTTACTTTATTAACATCATTAACATTATACCGATATTTTTTATCTCCAACATTGTATTCAAAACCTTTGAAGTCTTGTCCAAAGAAACTATCAGTCTTATTTAAAAATGTTCTCTTGCTTTTTTCAGATAACTTTTTCTGACCTTTTTGATCTTCATTGTATTTATGATAAAAATTAATAGCATCTTGTTGTTCTTGAGTCAACTTTGACCCAGCTTTAATTTCATCATAGTATTTAGACTTTTGCCTGTCTAAGTGGGCTCTAGCCTCGGCAACTTGCTCTTTGAGGGCTATTTTCTTTTTACGTTTAGTTCTATCATCATCTAACTCATCATCATAACTAAAGGTATCTTCCATTAAGAAGTTTCTTTCTTCAGCTGTTAAATGAGGTTTAGTAGATCGATAGTATTCATCTAACACATCAGAGTCGTCCATTTTAGTAACATCTCTGTTTAGGTTTACGTAGTCTTGTAAATCACCACCTGTTTCATCCATAAAATCTACAAGCTTTTGTATATTCTCTGGTAGTGGCTCTCCAGTTGCGATAGCTTCTTCAACCGCTTCTTCAACCGTCTCTTGTACCTCTTCTACCGCGTCTTCAGTAACCTCTTCCATTACTGGTTGCTCTGTAGATTCTTCTACGTTTTCTTTTTCTTCTTCAACAATCTCTTCTTTTGGTTCAGGCGGTGGAGCGTCTAAGTTTACCTTGATAACATCTGGATCATCAGCACTATCAAATTTAGTTTCGTCGATTACCTCTTCTACCGCTTTCTCTAAAGGTTGTTCATTTTGTTCTTCGGTTACTTCTTCAATAACCTCTTTGTTTTCTTCTGCCATAATAAAATTTTATAAAATATTAAAAATAAAGATTACAGATCTAAACCTGCATCCCCTGTAATTATATCATTACCTGATGACTCAAACTTTTTAAGTGGTTCACCCCCACTTCTTTGAGCAATCATTTCTTTTTGCCTATCAGCTTGCATGTTAACTCTCTGATCTCTTCTGTCTTCTCTTCGTGCTTCAAGCTGAGAACTAGCACCTTGTTTTATGTTTTGTAATCTAGAGTTTAATTCAAACTCAAGCTGCATTAAATCTTTTTTAACTTCAGCTTCTTGCTGTAAGTATTTTATCTTTAATTCGTTTTTAGTACTCTCTAGTTGAGCATCAGCTTGTGTTTTAGCTTGGTTCTTTTGCACTTCAGCTTGTGCTGCAGCTTGCTGTGCTTGTTGGTTTGCTTGAGACTGAGCTTGAATATTCTGCTGTTGCATTGCCTGATCTCTCTCTTGTTTTCTTTTTCTTTTAACTTTTAACAATTGATTAGCTAGTTTTATATTTCTAACGTTTCTTAAATCAATCGCATCGTCTAAATCTATGGACTGTTGAGCTAGTGCTGCTTGAATATTATTTTCTAGTAATTGTTTTTCTTCTTCATCAGGTAGTAACTCTATGAATATACCAAAGTCATATAAATGTAACTCTGACATTTCATCTAGTGTAGCAACATTGTGTGCACCTAAAGCTCTTATGAAAGCATCTTTTGTTGGTGAGTATTCAATTATATCAGCTATACGTAAAGAAAGACACTCTGCTACCTCAGCAGTTATATATAACATTGACTGTAGTATATGTCTTGTCGCTGTATTAGAATTTGCTGCTGCTATTTTTTGTACACCAACTAGAGCGTTACGATCCGGTGTGCTAGCATCTCTAGCTTCATTCAATCCAGTCACATCTCTAATCATTTGTAAATAGTAGTTGTAAGTAGTAATTAAACTTTGTAGTTTACCACTATTAACACCGTTGTTTATTTGCTGTATTGGTACTTTACCGGGATTCATATCACCTTCAGAAGTAAAACTTCTACCAACAACACTACCAGTTTGAAAGAACATATTTAAAGCTTCTTGTGGATTATAGTTTGTTCCATTACCTAAATCAACTTCAGCTAAACCGTCAACATCTAAGTAAACACCATCAGGAACCATACGTGCCATTACTTGTTGTAACTTTAAATGTGTTAGCTGTATCATATCAGCAAAACTAGTTATTCTACCAACTAAACTTTCTATTCTTCCTTCATATATTCTCGGTGCTACAATTTGATAATTCATTTTTACATTAGAAAAATCAGAGTCTGTACGCATCATATTATCACACATCTTCCAAGTTAATAGTTTATCAGCACCAACAACATACACACCTTCATATAAAACCTCTATAACTCTTTCTAGTTTACTAAACTCACCTTCTTTATCTTTAGGTGGATTAAATGTATCATCTTTTTTTATAACTTTATCAGCACCAGTAGCTAACTTCTTTAGTTTATAAACATCATTCATATGTGTCTTATAATTAAAATATAAAACTTGAACTTTATTTTTATCTCTATTTGTTACGTAATCTAAAGGATAAGCATATTTATCTGATAATTCTTTTATTTCTTCTTCGGATAAACTAGGAAATTGTTTGACTAATTCATTTATTGGTAATTCTTTTATTTCACCAATATAATATACGTCATCAAAATAAGGTGACTCTGTGTGAGAATACACTAAGTCAGTTGGATCAACATACTCCGCTTTAGCTCCACTGCTAAAATCAAATGTTGTTTTAGTTGCACCAATACCTAATACAGTTAAATCGTATAAAACTCTTCGTCTAATTAAATCATAATCACTGTTCTCCATCAATACATTTAAAGCCTGCTCTTCGGCCATTTCAACAGCCTGCTTATAATTAAGCTGCATATGTAAAGCTAGTTCTTCTTCTGTATCGGGTAATTTATCTGGTTCATTTTCTGTAAGATCAATATCAAATTGTTGCATGGCTATTTGATCAAACTTCTTAGCTCTAATATCTCTAAGCATAGATTCCATATACTCAGTACGTTTACTAACACCATAAGCATCTTGTGAAAAACAATTTATCTCATAGTTTCTTTGAGCCATACCGTTAACAACGATATCAACAAACTTAGGTATAATAGGCACTGGTTTCCAGTCTAAGTTTAAATAAGATAAATCACCATTTATAGATAATTCATTTTTGTACTTTTGTATAGGTTGTTCACCTCTAGCATATAATCTTAGTGTATGAAAGTTGTTTTTATGACTATTATATTTTGATGTAGTTCCTGAAAACCACTCGTGTCTTATAGCTCTTGCTACTTTTAAACCATAATCTTCACTTAGCTTTTCTAAATCGCTAACAGCTTGTGATGGAAAATGTATAGAGTGTTCTTGTCTCATATTTTATTTTTAATTATCTTAGATGAAAATCCAGCGTTATTATATTTTGATATGGTTAAATTTAATGGTTCTCTTTTTTGTTTTGGATTTGGTCGGTATAAATGTCTGTTGCAAGCCATTACTGCTAAGCCGGAACTTATAGAGGCATCATGCCTTGTTCTTCTATTTATATCAAACTTTGACCAGTCGTTTAATGTCTCATTAAAATACATAGTACCATAAGTACCATCTTCTAATAAACCAACATGATCGTTGATATACATTTCAATTGCAGCGGCATGAGCTTGCTTTATATCTTCACTAGAGTTTGGTATACCACCAACTTCTTTTTCTGCTGTTGATAATTTATTCCAAACTTTATCAGGTCTATTCATACTAAAAGCTCTATAACCTCTTCTACGTAAATAGTATAATAACCTTGGTTTGTTATTCTCAGCAAGTAGTGGCATACCATAAAATACTAATGCCATTAAAACATCTTCAAAAAATATTTCAGCTGTTTGTGGTCTTGCTATATATTCAAGGAAAAAAGTATTTGCTGGGGCGTCTTCCATTGAAAACTTTGTTAATCCGTGCAAAGCTCCTTTTGATCCTCGTTTATCTACTGTTCCAGATATATCATATGAGTCACAACCAAATGCACCCATGTGTTCATTACCTGGATATTTTACGCCATTTTTTAATATAACGTTATTTTGTAATTTACCTCCTGGTACCCAACTTACTTTAAATCTACCATTTGGATCTGGGTTAAAAGTTACCATTGTATCTTTTTTACCACTAGCCCATTGAAAGTTACCAGTTGTTAACACCGAAGAGTTTCTATTTCCTTCATTATAATCTATTTGCTCGTATATCTTTATAAGATTAAATAAACTATTTTTTGTTTCGTCCCTAAACGCATGTTCTTCTGTTCTTGGAAACTGACGGTAAAATTCATTTAAAGCGTCTTGGTCGTCTTTCATTCCTTCAGCTTCATTGTCCCAATGGTTTATAACTCCTTGTTCTATTTCTAATCCATGTGGATCAAATGTTTGTTGTTCAGGATCAGTGAACACAGGTCGTCCGAATTCATCAATGAATCCCTCGTAATTCCATTCCATAGGAATAAACAAAGAATATAATCCCGACTTAGTTTGTCCATTTCTGTTTCGCTTGGTAACATCTGAATCATTATATAAATTTTTAAAGTTATCACCTCCTTTATCTAATGCGTTAGATGTACTTCCCATCATACACTTGCCAACTATTCTACTACCCAGTCGTAAACACGTTTTTGTAACTCGCCAGTTGTTTTTTATATTATCAGGTCTTTCCCACTTACCACTCTCATCATGAACTAATAAACTTAGTTTTTCACCGTCATAACTATTATCACCTGTATTTTTCCAATCTATAGTTGTATCTAATCCTTCAACATCATCCATTTCTTCACGTTCACGTATTTTTTTACGAGTAAACTTTTTCGCTGGCACTCTGTAAGCGAGCTCGGACTTTGGCCGGTCCATACCGTCCTGTATTGGTTTGAAGAAGAAAGGGTAATTTAAACTAATCGGTACTACCTTGTCGGTAAACATTTTCTTTGCGTCAGCACCGGTTTTAGACAATATCCCAAATCTACTATCACTAGCTAATGTGGCTAGGTTAACAGTTTCAGCTGAACTCATAAAAGAAAAACCAGAACGTCTATTTTTTAAATAGCACATACCGTAACTTCTTTTATCTGCTTTACAAGCTTCCCAGAATATAAAGAATAATCTATTTGCCTCTCTAAAATCTGGTGCACCAACATCTATTTTACTCCACTGTAAATACATGTAGTGTGTTCCTGTTATATAGGTTGGTTCACCGTTGTTAATGAACCAGAAACCTTCTTCTCTTCTTTTAAACTCTTCATCTATATATTCATAGTGACTTTGTTTAAAATCATCTGGATAATCTTGCCAGTCAAATACAGTTTTAATTTTCTTAAAAGCTGGATTAGCTGGAAATTGTTTCCATTTTTGCTCTTCTTTTTTATTACTACAAGAATATATTTTTTTAGGTTGATTAGGTAAAGCTATTTGCAAACCTTGTATTTCTATAATATCACCAATCATACCTGTCTTAGATATAACAACAACATCATTTTCTTTGTTATATCCATACTCCCACTTTTTAGATTTGTTTAATCTTTTTATGGTAGTTAGTTTTACTGGTTCTACTATTTTATATAAACTTTGTTCGTAATTCATTTTGATCTACCTTCTGCAAAGCCTTTAAATGTTGTTTCCTTTTTTTCTTCTACCTTACCTTCAAGCATATTCTCTTCTTCATTTATACGATTAAGTATTTCAAAAGCATCGAATATAGCTAGCTTTTTAGTAGCAGCTGCATTTTTTAATCTGTCAGCTGATATATCGTCGTCTGAATCAACAATAGGTTCTTTAGCTACTTTAATTAATTCTTCAACCGCTTTTTGCCCAGCTTGGATTATACTCTTCTTCGTTTTCTTTATATTCATATTTAATTGTAATAAATTTATTCATAACCCTATATAATCTTTCTCCATTAACGACAAACTCGTATTCCATGCTAGGTGCAAAACCAACTAGCTCTTCCTTATTAAAGCTACCATCAGAGTACTTGATAATACCAATTAGTGGTCTTTCTATTTCTACATCTAAGCTATCAATAGACTTTAGCGGTTTAACAAAACTATAACCAGGCATAGCAGACCAATCTTTTTTTTTATATAAATATATTTGATCTTGTGATATTATATACTTGTCTTCTTTAAAATAAGATCTACTATTCTTTTCTCTACCCTTCATATCGTGCCATCTTCTAAAGACATTGTGATGTACTATTACTTCATCACCTACGTTTAAAGGTGATTGAAACAATAGTGGAGTAGCGATTATCTTTGCAAGTCTGTTTATATATTGATGATTAAATATTTCAGTGTTTAATATCAACTCTTGTTCTCCAACCTGTACACTATTATTATAGCGATCACCCACAGGAGAAACAATATAATCTTTATATGCATTCATTAGTACTCTAAGTTATACTCAATTGATATAGCCATGTTTTTATTAAAATCTTTCCAAGGTATAACAACCTCTTGTTTTCTAATATAAATACAGTACTTATCCTCTTCTTCTATTATATCACAGATCTTATGACCACCATAAACCTCTTGCTCTACAGCGTAGTGCATTGAATCGTTTTTGTAGTCTTTACCTATGGTAATTTTTCTTATTATATTATTTTTCATCTCCATCCCAATTAATGGTTCCATCAGCTATGTTTATATCAAACGAGCCATACTCTGTTGAAAACATATCTTGCATTTCAATTATTTTGTTTTGAGATAAAACTAATTCATGAAGAACATTATGTTTTTGACTTTCTAATTGACCTACTTTAAATTGTAGACCATTAACTTCATTTACAACTTTTTGTAAATCTTTTAAATGTTCGTCAGATATTTTATCTACTTTAGGTTTTAATTCAACCGTTTTTTCTTTTTTTGCCATTTTATTTAATTTTATTTAATTATTAATTATTTATCTTCTATAAACTGTAGCGCAATAGTTTTTCATGTAGAATGTTGCTCCAGTTCGTGGTCTGTCACCAGGGCCAAAACCAATCTCAACATTTCTTCCCCCGCCGTATTGTAAACCAACACTACCCGGTACATTCATAATACTAGTTGTATTTAGGGAGAACACATCTGAAGAGGTAGGATTCAACCAACTTCCTTCAATCCTAACTTGAATATTATCTGTCCCATCCCAATGATCGTCAACGCCATTGTGATATATGTATATATCAAATTCAACATCAATTAAGTCCCCAATATATGGAGGACCAGGGTTTGAAATACTTCCGTGAAAACTAAACGGACTAGGAGCAAGTTCTCTTCTTATATTACCACCTTGAAGAATAGATTGATTAGCTCCATAAACTACCTTTAACCAACCATCGGAATTAGGCGCACTTCCGCCAACATCACTATATGGGTTATTATTACCTGTTATAGTTGGTGTCCCGTTATGATCAGCTGGTGCTCCCTTTATCCAACCATCAGCATCTTGAGTGAAATCACTACAGTATTCAGCTACAACATACTTATCAATATAGCTAGAGTATGTTAAACCTGTTGATAATCCTAACATTAGTAACCTATATAAGCAATTACTTTTCCACTATCTAGCAGTATACTAGTCCATCTACCGTATATTGTTAGTCCCTTTGGAAATACCTCAGAACCAGTAACCGCACCTCCATTGGCGTCTATACCAGTTGAAGCTGTTGAATCGTTTACAAAAATAGTGTCATCTTCTGATGTTAAGCCAGCTGAATCAAACACTGTATCTTCTAAAAATTGTATAGCTACAAAAACAGCATTTTGAGTTTTAAACGTACTGTTCGCAACATCTCTACAAGTAACAGCATTAGCTGTACCTGTTATAAGTATTGAACCCATTTGTCCAAATCCGTATTCTATTGTATTGTTTTTAAATCCCATATTTCATTAACAATTTTGTGTTGCTACTACTACTCCAGCGCTATTTATTTCTAAAGTTTTAAATCTACCTCCACCGCCGTCAACCTTGTAAAAACCAGCTTCAAATGAATTTGGAACACGTGCTCTTTTACTAGTGTAAACTATATCGTTAACAGCTGGAATAGCACTACTACCATTATGGTAAAACGTCTCTCCTAAAGGTGTACCAGAACAAGATGCTGGGTGATTTGCAGCACTTCTTCCACAATTAAGAGTTCTGTAGTTTATTGCGTTTTTAACTTCTCTACTTTTTTTAATTTTAGTGGCCTTATTTTTTCCTCTAGCTTGAGCGCTACTATTTGAAGTACCTAATGCCATTACTTAGGACCGTAATATACAATTATACCACTAACGTAATCATCTGTTCCACTATCTGGATTATCTGAGTCTGCTAGTTCTACTCTACTCCACCTGCCGTATATAGTTACACCTTCTGGAAAAGTAACATCGTGACTAACGGGAGCTGATGTTACAGCATCACCATCATTGTCTTCTCCGTTTGCTAAAAATTGAGTACCACTTCCAAAGTAAGAAACACCATCATCTACAGATGCACTACCAGATGCGACATAAGTATCATCCGCAACTAACTGCTCAAACTTAATACTTTCTAACATTGTTATTGCTACTATTACTTTTCCTGTTGGAGCATATAGGGCTGTACCTTCTGCTCTTAAGTGACCACTTCCATTTTGACTAAAATTGTAAGCAACTCCTTGTGAATTTATTCCCATAATTTATTTATTATTTTGTTGTTCATTTTTCTTTGACGATCCGCCGAAAAAGAAATCGACCACCGTATTAACCTTAGCGCTCATAGCACCAAATATTGTAGAGATAAAACTTATCTCAAATTCTCCTAACTCTAGATCACCCATTACGAAGTATCTAAACATCATAAAGCTTAATCCAAAGTACGCGATTGTAAATAACGTCGCAAGTATCTTTTGAATAAGTGCATCGTCTTTATACATATCACGAGCGCTCTTCCTGTCTTCGACCTCTTTGTTGAAAGCTTCAGTTTCGGCTTCAAGTAATAATTTTCTAAGAGCGAGCTTCGCTTCATCGCGCTCTTTGTCTGTTGTAATAACCTTGTCAAGTATTCCTTCTGCATTGTCTACTACTTTGCCGAATAAGCCACCTATAAATTTTCCTATCATCTTTCATTATCTTTTATCATATCATCGATAGACTTATTCATTACCTTATCGGTGTATGACTTGTTATTAAAAAACACACTTTTTTCTGATGTAGGTACATCTTCCTCTCCTAATAATATTCTATATATCCTACTAATTAAGTGTGAGCATTTAAAAGAGGTTTTGAATACAGAGTATTTGATGGTTGTTCTGTTTCTGTGTCTCCACGTTTCTATCCAACCATTCCTCTTTAGTTTTTCCCAACGGTTCTTATCCCAACTCATGGTATATGTTCCGTCAATAAATTCTTGACGAGTGAATCTTCCTTTACAATCTAAGTAGATAAGAAGTTCTAAATCTGCGTCAGTCAACCCGTAAGTTTTACAGGCCCATTTTCTAACGAGCCTGTAATACTTAAGGATTTGTAAATCACGTAAATCGTGACTTGTTAATCTCATGGAGATTAAGCTCTATTCTGAAGTGTTATAGTAACTCCATAAATATTTATACCTCTACCAGATATAGCATTATGAACAAATTGTCCGTGTTTATGTAGATAGTGTACTTTTACCATTTCATCATAAACATTAGAATTACATAAGTCTTCCATAGCATCGCACATTTCTTTAAACTTAGCACCAGTGTGAACTATGTCAACAGTGTCAACAGTTCTATCAGCATCACCAGATTTAAATATTAATCTAGTTTTATCTAGAGAAGTTCCATCATAGTGAGTTCCCGCGTTAGCACCAGCACCAGCTGTATAAGCTAAGGGCTCAATACCTATTAAAGAAGTCGCTGGAAAACAAGTGTCAGCCCCTATAGTTGCTATTGGTAAAACAGCGGCATTAAATTGATGCTCTTCTACCCAAACAGTATCGTTGGTTGTCATAGTTATACCAGTTGCTACAGTTCCAGCAGTACCTGCTGCAACGTTATCACCAACTGTAACAACTTGATCACCAGAACCAACAATAAAAGCTGATGCACTAGTTAGATTTGTAACTTGCC